CTTTGGTTCGGCATCGTGTATGTATTCATATATACAACCTGAATTTATTTCAGCTTGGCTATTCTCCACATAGGCACTATGTAATTCAGCATTAAACATGTGCCTACCATAGGAAGCCTTATGTTTAACGTGTACATTCACGATTGACGATGTACGCATCTTGTTAGGTGCGACACAGTCAAACCGTGTTGACTTGTTCCTATGTTGGTTTCGTTTCCTAGCCATAATTTACTAGTGTCTCATGGCTTATCAGGCACTGTCAAGCATTAATTATGTGTGTTTGTTGGCTGTCGTGAATTGTGTGTCATTGTGTGGTGTTGGTTTGGTGTTTCAATAGTGGATTCATTTAATTTCAAAACGAATCACCAGTTGAACAAAATTTTTCTCCTGGAAGAAGCATATGCTTCTCCCAAAGACCGACCCGACTTAGTCACGATTTGTGACTGGCTCTCACGTATCTTTATTGCGCAAGAAAAAATCTGGAGTTGCGCAACGGGTGGTAGGTGGGTGTGTTGTTGTGGTGTGAGTGGTGTGTGGTGAGGTGAGTGGTGTAGGGTGGGAGGTGAGGTGTGAGTGGCGATGGGTGCAGGGTGAGTGGTGTTGGGTGAGTGGTGCAGTGTGGGATGAGGTGGGTGTGAAGGGCTGTGAGGTGTGGTGTGAGTGGTGTGAGGTGGTGGGTGAGGTGTGTGGTGCTGTGGGAGGTGTGTGTGGTGTATGGTGAGGGGGGTGTGTCTTAGGGTTGTGTGTGGTGTGTGGTAGATACCCATGACAGAATTTTTTTTATAAAAGGCCCCTTCATGAAACAATGTCACACCAGGTTTGTTAAATCGATTCCCGAATTCCCACCCACTCCGGGGAATCAGGGAATTGAATAAAAGTTACTAAAATAACAACCGATGTTAAAAATAACAGGAGGTTGTTATTTTAAGTATCTAGGAACAAATAACTGTAATTGTTAATAATAACAACGATTGTTATTTTTAAAGAGGGAGTCTGGGGAGGGGAGGGGATGTAACAAATAAATAACAACTACGTCTTTATGGACTACGTTGTTATTTATTACGTAGTATTGTTGTTATGTAACATTGTAACATGTAACGTAAAGGAGAAGTCAAGAAATGAAGAATTCAAAAGACTGTGTTCATCACTGGATATTGCCGCCTCCGAATGGTAGGGAGAGTCTGGGGGTTTGTAAGTTCTGTGATGAGACGAAGGTTCATTACAACTCCAATGATATGGCTAAGCGCCCTCATAAGAATCCTAAGACGGGTGATGTGTTTTATGCCCCTGACATAGCCATACTACCGGGAAGACCGTCTTATTACTGGTATAACACTTCAATAAAGTAAATGGGTACCGGGATTGCAAACGAGGAAATTAAAATTTGCAATCCCGGCCCCACCAAAAGGAGAACATGACACTTGCCGTCATAGTTGACATCAGACGGACGGTGAAAGTTTTTACCCGTCATTACTTTTGGAGGAGTCGGGTAGGAGTTGTATAGACCCCTGTCAACGCCGTGTGCCGTCTTGATTATACACTAGTGAGGAGTTATATTCAGAGATATGATAAGTTTTAGACCGCCAGGGTCAGTTAGGAAGTCAATTAATATGGGACGTATAAGACCACAGATTATTCTGGCTATAGGTATACTTGGGATGATTTCAATTATAGGAATGTTCAGGGGACTTCCTGAGATTTCAGGTGTCGCGGCAGCCGGTATTATAGCGCTTGCAAAAGATGTAATTACAACGGACGGAAGTTAATGGGTAAACAGCCTGGGGTATCCGAGGGAAATCCTCACAGGGACACAGAGATGAAGCAAAATCTGTTTCTGAAAGTATTTGAGGAAATTGGAATAGTCACCAAAGCTGCCAGGATAGCAAAGATAGCACATAGTACTGTTAAACGGTGGCGTGAGCAGGATGTCCTGTTTCTGGACAGGTTTAACGAAGCGAAACAGAGCCACAATGACAGGCTTGAGAGTGTGCTTTTTGACCTGATAAACGAGATGCATTCCAATATGGACTACAAGGCTAACCCTACCCTGCTGATATTTGCACTCAACGGGGCGATGCCTGAGAAATACAAAGGTACTAACCAGAACGGCAGTGATGCCAAGGATGTGTTATCTGAGTTCAGGAAAGCTATGAAGGACGTTAAAGACGCACCTCCGAAAGTCAAAGAATTAAAACCTGAAGAAGTTAAGACAGCAGTGGAACAGGCAAGGGATATACTTCAAAGCAAGCGTGGTTCACTAGATGACACAGACGGCTGACACATCCAAAGAAAATGTCATAGATTATATCTTTGACCGTGTAAATTTTAAACCTACAGAGGCACAGATACCTATACTGTTTTCCCGGAAGAGATTTATTCTTGTAGCCGGGGGTGAACAGGCAGGCAAAAGCCTTATTGCGTCCAAGTACCTGCTGTCCAGGTTTCTTGAGACTGATGGCGCTGGACTGTACTGGCTTGTAGCCGCTGACTACGAAAGGACCCGTGCTGAATTTGAATACCTTGTAGAGGATTTCGCGGCACTCGGAGTACTTTCAGAATCAACCAAGAGGGTAGACCCCGGTAGAATTGTACTGGCTGACGGCACCAGGATAGAGACTAAATCAGCTAAAGACCCAAGGACTCTGGCTATGAGAGCGCCGAATGGCATTATAGGTTGCGAGGCATCTCAGCTGGACCTTGAGACTTTCTACCGTATGCGTGGCAGATGCGCCCCTAAACGTGGGTGGCTGTTTCTTGCAGGCACGTTTGAAGGCTCACTAGGATGGTATCCGCAGATGCATACGGCATGGTCAATACCAGGTGAGGATGAACAGGCGTTTTCACTGCCGAGTTACACGAATACACACCTGTATCCCGATGGAATAAATGACCCTGAGATACAGAGACTCAAAAGAGATGCCAGTGATGATTTCTTTCTTGAACGTATCGAGGGTATTCCAAGTCCGCCTGAAGGACTGGTGTTCCCTGAATTCAGACCAAACCTGCACGTTGCTGATGTGAAGTGGGATGTGGGAACCCCTGTACACCTGTGGATGGACCCTGGTTACGCAGGAGCCTATGCGGTTATGGCAGTACAGATTCAGGATGATGTGGTGAAAATTATAGATGAGGTGTATGAAAGAGGGCTTGTAACAGAAGAGATAATACAACTGTGCCAGTCAAGACCGTGGTGGCAGGACGTACAGTACGGGGTGATAGATGTCGCGGGATACCAGCACCAGGCTATGGCGGCACCCGCTGAACTATGGATGAAAAATACAGGACTGTATCTTGCGTCAAGCAAGGTTCAGATAAATGATGGAACAGAAAGGCTGAAGAGTTTCCTTAAACCAGACCCTATATCGAAAGAATCAAAACTCGTGATAAACCCGTCATGTACGGGCCTGTTATCCGAGTTTGGCGCGGCACCAAGTCCCTTTGACGGACAGACCCGTGCATACAGGTGGAAGACCGACAGGGACGGAAATATTGTGGGTCAGACACCAGAAGATAAAAATAATCATGGAATTAAAGCCCTGGTTTACGGTATAGTAGACAACTATGGGTACGGTTATGTGAAAGGACACGGCGCTATTTCTGTAAAAAGGTGGTAACTTGGCACGAAGAAAAGTCACAGATATCATTGATATGGTCGAGGCGCATCACTCTGCAACCTTTCCATTGCGTGACAGGATGGAAAAGGACCACGGTATATACAGGCTTGAGCCTTATGACGCAGGTGATGGGTACCGTAGCTTTACTTCCAATGAACCCCAGGTAATGGCTGACAAGATTGTGAGCTGGCTCACCTCTGCCGAGATGGTAGTGAGGATTCCCTTCAGCGGAAACAAGCGTGACCAGCGTGATACCAATAACCAGAAAGAAAGATTCCTTACAGGGATTATCCGTGCGGCAGATGATAATCTTACACAGAGATTACTCCCGTCACTCAGAAACCAGCTTGCGTGGTACTTGACCGTAAGAGGATGGTATGCGGGCAGGGCTATGCTTGTTAAGAATGAAAAAAAGGAAACCAGGGTGGATATCACACCGTGGGACCCTTTGAATACCTACTGGGGAGAAGGCTCTGACGGTCTTGAATGGGCATGTTACAGGGTGAGAAAGTCACCATCTGATGTACGCAGACAGTATAACGTGCGTAATTTTGGAGAGAATGAGGACAGGGATGAAAGCATATATGTCTATGACTTCTACGATAAGGAAGATAACTATGTAGTCATGGAAGACCGCATACTCAAGAAGAGAACACGGCATGGTTATGACGGTGTTCCCTGCTTTGTAGGTATGGTTGGGTCTGCTCCTCTTATCCAGTCAGACGAGGTGGGAACTGACGCAATCGCTAATTACGGGGAATCAGTATTCAAACACAACCGTGATAATTTTGATAACAATAACTTCATGATGTCTACCATGCTCGAACTTACCGCACGTTCCCGTAAGCAGGGACTGAAGGTAAAGTCCAGGGACGGCACAAAGACACTCGATGAAGACCCCTATCAGGAAGGAACTGAGATTGCCCTTGGACAGGGAGAGGATATTGAACCCCTTGGAATGCTTGAGATGGCAAAAGAGTCAGGGGCGTTCATGGGGCTTGTATCTTCTGAGATACAGAGAGGAGGACTTCCGTATTCAATCTACGGGGAACTACAGTTCCAGTTATCAGGGTACGCAATAAACACATTAAGGCAGGGAATAGAAACAGTCCTGTCTCCAAGGATAGACGCACTGGAAAAAGCCTACCGCTCTATCTTTACTATTATCAGTGAACAGTATGCTTCAGGAAGATTCAAGGCGATGGAAGTGTCAGGAAGAGACAGGGACAGGATGTACTTCTCTGACGAGATATCTCCCGATGTGGTTAAGAAGGGCGGTGACCCTGAAGTCTCTATTCTGAGCCAGTTGCCACAGGACGATATGTCCAAGATGTCTATGGCACAGATAGCAAGAGAGGGTCCTACTCCGCTGCTGCCTGACATATTTATAAGAGATATGATTCTGGGACTGCAGGACGCAGACCAGCTCGATGATGTTATTAAGGAACAGGTAGCTGAAAAAGCATTACCCGAAGCCAGCCTGTGGACTTTGCTTGCCTCACTTGAAAACAGAGGTAGAGGGGACCTGGCTCAGTTCTACTACGGTGAACTGATGAGACTGATGATGGAAAAAGTTGCGGCAACCAAAATGGCAATGGCAGCCGGGTTTACTGGAGGTATGCCAGGTTCACCTCCACCTGGGCCGGGGGGCGCTCCACCTATGCCTGGCGGACCACCACCTATGCCTGGTGGCGGACCACCGGGATTACCACCTGAAGTTATGCCTAACGCGGCAATGGGTGTTCCACCTGTGCCTCCACAGGGACCGCCCATGACTATGCCTGCAGGTTCACAGAGACCAGGTGCGGTTGATAACGAAGAAGCAAGAATGAGACAGATGGGATTAGTCCCACCAAGGGAGGTTTAATATGGCTGTTTACGGTAAGACTCCCCTGACAAAAGCGGTATCCAAATTCGCAGGTGACTTTAACGATGACCTGCAGTATGAACTTGGACTTATTTATGCTCCAGAGGCAACACAGTTGTCTGCCTTACAGAATAAAATGTCAGAATCCCAGTCCTATGACACAAACAGAGAACAGATAATGGCAAAGATGATTGCCGCGGACAGCGGAGCAGACTCAGTTGAGTCCACGGCACTGGCAAGGATGTTCGGAGGCTATGGTGGAGGAGACTTCCCCGGCGGAGGACCAGACAGTTTCCCCGTGGAGCCTGCTCCGAGTGGGCCGAGTGAGGAAGAACTTATAGCAGCCATTATGAATGCTTCATTGGACCCGACAACTATGATGTCTTCTACACCAGATATGTCCCAGGCTGACCCTACTATAGCCGATAGGGCTTTGACAGGGTTAGAGGGTGTATTTGATTATGCTACTGACTGGCCCAAACAAACACCATTTTCCATATCACCTGAAGCCCAGGCCAGTTTCAGGGATTGGGCAGCCGATGATTCACAATATACACTCAGCTATAGTCCCGGAGTAGGGGATATTGTAGGAGATATTGCGGGTAAAATAGCTAATATCCCAGGCAATGTAGGAAATTTCTTTAGTGGGATGGGAGATGCTGCATTAGAATTTATCAGTGACCCTGATATAATGTCGCAATTGGCTACTAATCAGGCAGGAATGGCGGGACCTATAAGGGACCCAACTATAATACGGGAACAAGAAAATGAAGAGCTTATACAGGATATCATTGCAAGTTATCCTACGTGGAGTACCACGGAAAAAATTCTTGGGATAACAAAAATACTAGGTAAAGCATATAACGATACGGGGGGTGGGCCAAAGTATGACACTACAGTCAACCAGTTAGCCAGCTATATCGGAAATTCTGAGAACGACCCGACTATACGTAGTGCAATCACTGATATGGTTACAAACTTAAAAAGTGACTTTAGTAAGAGTCCCGTGTCTCAGGATGATTTAAGACTTGGCGGGCCTGACCCTGTTGATTCGGTAGAAACGCCATATTACACACATCCTGACCAGTATGACAGTCCTGTCTTACCCTCTTATATCAAGGATAGGGTCACAGGAACTGATGGGGTCACAGGACCTGATGGAGAAAAGGATGTAGTTTCTCCTTGGATGGAGTCAAAATTGCCTGCAGAAGTTATAAAAGCAATTAGTGGTAATGAAGACATACAGGAAAACATAGATGGAACGACATGGCTTGACTGGTTGTCTGCCGTAGACTCAGGAAAACAAAATATCTACAGTGTGTTTAAGGGAGATAACCCCACGTTCAGAATGATGAATCCACGTGCAGAAGGTTTATATGACAGATGGGAGAGACAGTTACGGCACCAGTATAATCTTGAATTAACTAATCCTAACAGTCCGTGGAGTGGAGAGGTTCCTACAGGAAACAATGAACAGGGTGCTGAAATTGTAAACAGAAATTACAGGGAGTACTTACGTGCTGCTTTTGACCCTGAAAACAGGACAGCTAACCTGTGGAGCCGTAATGACTGGCAAAGAAATATGGAACAGGTATACGCAAACATGGGACCAGGGTTTGTTGAAGAACAGATAGCCCTGGGGGCAAAGGAAGGTGAAGAAGCTGTTACACAAAGCAGGATGCTTAGCGGGGCATTTGAAAGTTTCGCAAGGGACCCTGAGATTGTGAAGCAGTGGATTATGGCAAAGTCCACGAAAGGTGCGAACCCGATTGTTGCACGTTATGCACCTCAAGCTATCGCACGTGAGATTGATAAGTGGGTAATGGATAATACTAAGATAACCCAGGGAATTGTCAGCAATGACCCTGTAAGTCAGGATGCGGCTGGGCATGAAGCAGCACAATCGTTATTCCAGGAGTGGGCCAAACGTGACTTTAAGTGGTTTGGTTCTAAAGGATACGGGAGGGGGTAATGGCTTATAGTCCAGAAGAAGCAGAAAAACGAAGAATACGAGATGGACTTCAGATAGGGGACCAGGTTTTATTAGACAATGGGCAGTTAATGCAGTGGAATGGGTCGGGTTGGTCTTATACAGGAACAAAGGTTAGCGGAACAGGCACCGTAAATTACGGTGGTGGGAACGGTGGGGATACAGGGGCTACCAATACAGGAACTACCAATACAGGAACTACTAATACAGGAACTACCAATACAACAGGAGGTACTAGTCCCGTGTCAACAGCAGATGCAATAAGAGCAATGGAAAGCCAGACTCTACAGGGTCGGCGGGGTATGTTTGACAGATATACGGACGCACAGGCTTTTAACAGATTTTTAAACCCTTTAGCACGGGCGGTGATGGGTAGACAGTTTAACCCGTTATCATCCCAGTATATGCTTGCTTCTGCTCCCACCGCGGCAGGTGGCGCAGCACAGTTTAACGTGGCAGACGCAGGAACTGGACTTACCTTTCAGGACTTTATGACAGGTGAACGACCTGCATATACGGCAGCTGGAGGGTATGGCGAAAACATGATAGAAACACCTATCTTTGGAGGAGAGGGGCAAATGAATACCCTGGGGTCACCGTGGACAAGAAGTGACTGGCAGGGAAGGATAGCTAATTTGTTTGGTGATACTGCGGCAATGGGAACGATGCCTGCTATGCCTGGAACAGGTGCTGTCGGTGATTTTCTTGGTGGCTTATCTATGGCAGAAGCCGCGAACATGATTTCTAATGCCCAGACAGCGGGACTGAACCCGATAGTGGCAAGGTCCGCACCTGCTGGAATTAACAGGGCAATTGCCTCATGGCAGCAGACCAATCCTCAAAGAAGTGCTGCTGAGTTACTGAGGTCTTATGTTGGTGGTACAAACACAGGTGGTGGCGCTCCAGTATTCGGGGCGTTTGTATAGGGATAGAGCATGACTACAAACAATAATTATTTTGGTAGTAATAATCCGTTTGCGGACTTCTTTGAGGATTATCCGCAGGCGGCATATTACAGTAGTCCGAGAGGGTCTGCGTTTTCGGGGCAGTCTCAGAATACTCAAAGGTATTACCAGAACCAGTTTCAGAATGTATATAACGAATACCTTGGCGCACTTGGTCAGCAGATAAGAAGTGGGGCTGACCCCACGTTGAGGTTTGCTGATTACCTGGAAACAACACCGTTTACTGAAAGGTATGCCGCGTTGCCTCCGCAGATGGGAGGGCGCAGCACAAGACAGTACAGTCCAGGCACAAGGCAGATATATTTCTAATGACAACAAGGAAACCTATTAGCTACGAAGAGTTCATGAGGAAAATTGAACGTAGTGAAGAAACTGTCCAGGCGCTTTCCAATCCTACGCTTCATGGATTAAAGAGTGCAATAAAGGCCGCCGATTTTACGGCGGAGTTGACACCTACGGCTTTTGGAAAGGGTGGGAAATGGGATGTACCAGGTAAACTTCAAGATATAGGTGTTCCTGATTTAAGACAAAAACTGTTCTTTGGAAAGGCTCCCGAAATCGAGGCAAAGCCAGAAGCTGTTAAAGCTTTTAGTGAATTTGTGTCTCCAACAGAAGGACAGGAACGCCCATCGTTTGGGGAGACATTCAGTACTCTTGTGGAATCACAACGAGAAAGACCTCTATCTGAACAGTTGGTAACAGGTATTGTTGACCCAATTGGTACTGCTGCGACTGGTGGATTCGGTGTTGCTAAAGGGGTAGGGCTTGCTACGAAGGCAGGTTCACAATTGTTAAGAAAAACTCCTGCTGCAACAAAAGCATTGAAAACAGTTCTTACAACTCCAAGAGAAGGTGCTATCAGTGGTCTTGATGAAGCTATCAGGGCGGCAACAAAAGCAGAAAACTGGGAAGAGTTACTCAGGTTATCAGCAGAACAAAAACGGTTAGGTATGCCTGGTGTGGGAGAGGGTGTTACGGGAATGAGTAAGCGTTGGGCAGAAGATGTATATACTCCTCCTGGTCCAATTCAAGTTCAGGAACCGTTAGGTTCCACTCCGAGATGGAGAGGGGAAGCAACTCCTCAAGGGCCATCACCATTGTGGACTCAGGAAGTAGGTCCAAGCTATAACCGTTTATGGCAAGAAGGTGCTGAACAGGTTCCTCCCGGTCCGATTCAAGTTCAGGAACCATTAGGTAGTAATCCTTTATGGAGAGGGGAAGCAACTCCTCAAGGGGCATCTGCACGATGGTTAGAAGATGTTCAGGAAGTTCCCGGTGTGTTGAGAGCAACGCCCCGTTGGATAGATAAGGTTGCTTACAATACTGGTCTAACCAGACGCTCTGCCCGTGACCCTCTTGGTCCTACTCCGAGAGGAGAAGATGTCCCACAGCCGGAATCGTTGTTCAGGACTGGTTACAAACCACCGACAGCTATTCCCCCACGGGAAGGTGGCTTTGGCCTTGGATTCAACAGACAAACTCCTCAAGAAATAAGAGATGCGGCAGGAAGAACGGTTAGCAGCTTGGGGGGTGAACAACCAACTGCAACACAACGGGCAATAGAAAGAACAGGTGGTGAGTTACCCGATACAGGTAAGTCAGCACTTATACCTTACAGTGATGCCAAACCGTGGACTGGTACAGGGATTCAACCATCTGATATAGGTCAAGAATTAATGCCGTGGAGAGAACAGGTAGGCGGTGCGCTCTCACGTGGGTTTGGTAAAGCAGTTGACGCTATATTGGGTGGCCCTGGTTTTAAGATTGAAGACAGGGCTGGAGAGATTAAGTCCTCATGGATAGAGCAATTTGGTGATGACAGTCAGAAAGCTGTAACTTTTGCGTTAAAAGATGTACTTAAAGGTGCAAGAAAGTTGCGCAGGGATGAGATAGAGAGAGCGCAGTCAGTAGAAAGGACAAAACGTGTAGGAGCTGGGCTTGGTGCTGCTTCAAGAGTACGTGGGAGAGAGGAAGCATATACGGCTTTTAAAGGACAACAGGCAGGAGAAATACCTGCTGCAAGAATAGATGTTGCAGACTTACGTGAAGGGCTTGGAGAGGAGGGCATTGAGAGTATTCTTAATATAGTTGCCAGGGCTGGTGTTATTGAAGGAGAGACAGCCGCCAGGCGTACTCCTCTTGAAAAGAAACTTTCTCCCTTTGAATCCGTTAACGCTTACGGTGCAATAAAAGAATTACTTGAAAACGGAGTTGTTCCAACTAATAGCAATATTACGTTACTTGAAAGGATATTTGGTACTGGGTTTTCTAGTGAACTGATGAAAAGCCGTGGTGGCAGCAAAATACCTTTGTTAACACAAAGAACTGGGTACAAACCAGGTGAGTTAATTGCTGACATTATCAATATGCCACGTGCAAATATTTCATCATTTGACCTTTCGTTTCTTCTAAGACAGGGGGGGATGATGTTCCCCGCACATGCAAAAGAAGCAACCGCGGCATTTGAACTGGCTATGAAGGCTATAATCCCCGGCGGTGAGGATGTAGCACGAATATCTCGACAGATGATGATGGAAGTTGATAACGGTAAGTTGTGGGATAAGTATGTGGGTAGAGGGGGACTGTTTATACACGATATGGGAAGTGCCGGGGGATTAGCAACAAGAGAGGAAGCTTATTTGTCCACATTGGCAGGTAAGTTCTTTCCGTGGGTCAGGGCATCTGAGCGTGGATATACTACATTCCTGAGTAAGCTGCGGTGGGATGTGATGGATGATATGGTGAAGAAGGTTGAGGCGGCTATGGGAAGAGAACTCGACCCTGGTAACTTTGATGACTTAAAAATACTTAAATCAATATCAGCCGGTATAAATTACAAAACAGGTCGTGGGCCGATGTTGTCAGGTGGTATATGGGACGGTATATCTGCTGTGATGAACGGGATGATGTTCTCCCCAAGATTGTTCACATCCAGGCTTGCCGCACCTGTAGATGCTCTTGGTCAGATAACAAATGTCCATCCGATAATGGCTATAAAGGCAACAGTTGACCAACAACCAGCCCGTGCTGTTCTTGAAGAACTTTACCCACGGGCAGTGGGTGGGGATGAGACAGCAAGAGGTGCTTACAGGCAGATGAGTCGGGCTGTCGCAAAGCAGATGGCGGCATGGTTTGGAACTGGCACGATGTTTCTGGGACTTATGTATAGTGCAAAGCAATCACGTGAGGACGTTGATATAGGCACAGACTGGCGGTCATCTGATTTTGGAAAGGGTAGAGTTGGAGATACTCGAATTGATGTATGGAGTGGGTATACCCAGATAGCAAGGGCTATCGGGCAACTCATAGAGGGGGAAAGCAAGTCAGCGCAGACAGGACAGCTAAGACCAATAAGTCCAATAGAGGTTCTGCAAGACTTTGTTCGTTCTAAGTTTGCACCATCAGTGGGAATAGTTAGTGATTACAATATATTTGGTATACCCGGAATGGGAGAGTCAGTGGGTAAGGGTACAGGGTTCTTTGGTGAGGACAGGGATATCATAGCGGATATGAAGAAGCCCCCTGTACGGTTTAGTAACAATATTCCTCTGGTAGATGAGCAGAGTTTCTGGACACAGTTTATGGGACCTCTTATGTTGCGTGACCTTAGTGATGCCATAGATGAATACATGCAGCCTACATTGCCAAACGAAGTATTAAGTCAGGTAGATGAAACAGGCAAAGAACCACCTGGGCTTGTCAGGCAGTGGGCAGAAAATATATGGGACAGAGCTGGAGGAGTTGGAGAAGTGGTTGAAGAAGTGGCTGGAGGAGCTGGAGTAGCAGCTAAATCGTTGGCGGTTGGAGCATTGGCAACGGCAGGAATAGGTGTTACGACTTTTACGACCAAGGATGATATGGCAGAAGAGTTCAGCAGAGGTTTACCTGGTGGGCCTTACAAGTACTTACAGCTACAGCCATTTGAGCAGGACATGATAGATGAGATGGCTAAAGCCCGTGAGGAAGAGAGTGGAGTTACACGTACGCAGGGAATAGGCGCACGGCTTGATGCGAGTGAGGCTAACGAACTACAGCAATACGATAACCTTGCAGCAAGAGCCAGTGAAATGACTGTCAGGGATGTACGCAATGAATACTATGATATTAAGAACAGGTTCCGTATCAGACGAAACCAGATGCTTGAGGATGAGTTTGGAACAAGAGATGAAGAGGAGTTACAGCGGTTGCGTGAGCAAGGGATGGGGCCGGTACGGCTACGGGTTGAGGAGTTCTACACCTTACAGCGTAAGGCAGAGGAACGTAAGGGGGATGACCTTAACTATGAAGAATACGAATCATTATTAAATGACTGGGAGAATAGAATGACCCAGTCAGGTAGTCCGTTGGGTGATACGGCAGTAATAATGGTAAGGATGAATGCACATCGTACCGATTTACCAGAAGAACTATTACGGAGACTTTCCCCACAGTCACAGGCACGTTATAGGGCGGCACGGGATTTAAGGGAACAGTATCGCCGTGGAGAACTACGAAGTGAATTGTACGGACAATAGTGATTGTGTATACTCAAAAGTAACGGAGGTAATTTATGGTAACTGAAAGAGCGGATACACCAGAACAGGGAGATGCACCTGCTGTAGAAACACAGGGTATTACGGACCTGACCCCACAAGGGCAGGACTCGCCTAACCTTGGTGTAGTGGACGATGCTCCCGTAGAACAAGCAGCTACTCCTGTAGCAGAAGACAGTGGGAACACAGGCTCCTACAGAGGACAGGCTCCGCCTGCTCCAGTAGAACAACCTGTAAACCAGGAACAGGCGAAGACAGAGCCGTCTGAAGAAGTTAACCCACAGGACTTTAGCCAGTTAAGGGATGAAGTTAGAAAGCAACAGGAACAGCTACAGTACTACAACCAGTTGGAACAACGTGCCACTATACAAACTCAGGCACAACAGTACCAGCAACAGTTACAGCAACAGGGTTACTTACCAGAACAGGCACAACAGATGGCACAGCAACGGGCTGCTCGTGCTACTGAATCGATGCAACTGGAAAAGCAGGCTGAAGACTACAGGATGTTTCGGGAAGGGCAGAGAAATGCTGCCGTCCATTATGCTAAAGAATATAAGTTGGGAATTGATGACCTTACGGCTCTTGAAAAGTTTAATACTCCTCAAGAGATGGAAAAGGAAGCAGCAAATATAGCTAAGTACCGTGGTTTAGCGGCAGAGAATGCACAGCTAAAACAACAACAGGTACCCTCCCAACAAATGGACAACAATCAACCGTCACCTTCTGCAACTGGAAACGAAAACCAGTTGTTAGACAGGTATATAGGTGGTGAACGAAACCCTGAAGTAAACGCAGCCGCTGAAAGATTATTGAATTTATAATAACTCTAACAGGGGGTTGAGATGGCGCAGACAGCTACAACAGGGAATCTTGAGAATGCGCAACGCATTATCATAGCTTCCGCAAGATATACAGAGGAGCATAACGCTCCTGCGTTGGCGCTTATAGAATCATTTACCCTGCCACGGGAGCCAAACAGGTAACGGTTCCAAAGGTAGGGCAGATGACTATGAGTGACTTACAAGACGGCATAGATATAGTTGACGAGGAAGAAATAGGAATGACCACGGTAGACCTTACCGCAGCAGAAGTAGGGGCCAAGGTTATTCTTACTGACAAACTCGTCAGGCAATCAGCACCAAATGTTATGTCCATAGTAGGACGGCAGCTTGGTGATGGTATGGCACGAAAGAAAGACACAGATGTACATGCTTTGTATTCTGGTTTGAATGGTGGAACAACACTTGGTGCTGCGGGCGGAGCAGTAACACTGGCTAAGATTGCTGGTGCGATTGCCTACACTAAAGCTAACAAGTTTGGTTCTCAGGTATATATTCTTCATCACCCTAATGCGGTATACCAGATTGCTGCTACTGCTGTAACAGCATCTACTACATATCCTGTACCAAAGGGATGGACAGAAGATTTGCTTGGTGATTTCTTTAGTGGATTACGACCACTAAATGGAGTTCCAATATTTGAAGATGGAAACCTTTCAGTGGATAGCAGTGACGATGCTATTGGTGTTATAGCCGATAAGTCCGCACTTGCTGTACTGAAGTCTGTAGATACCAGGACTGAGAGGCAAAGAGACGCTTCTCTCAGGGCTACAGAACTTGTCATAACCAGCGACTATGGGGTATTTGAATTAGATGACAGCAGAGGAGCGCCGCTTACTTACGATGCTTCTGCACCTGCAACAAGCTAGTCTAGACAAGAAAACTTATGGGGGATAAATGGTTAATTTAAGCGACAGGCAGAGAACAAGGAACGAGTTGGTATCTATAGGGTATTCCTGGGACTACATTGATGAGTGGCAACCCAAGACAACACTGTACCGCCATGCTCCTGGTCTGAATGTTGACGGAAATGAGGTTTTCCCGGTTGGTTCATCCGTAGAAGGTGTACCGGGAAGTCCTGATTATGTATTAAAGAAAGCCAGGATAGGAATGTTCCCATCCCCCCCTAGTGATACCTGTACATGTAGATGGTGTACAGGAAGAAAGATGGAAAAGCAGAAAGCTGAAGAGGTAGCGGAAGAGTACCGTTGTGATGAACAGGATTGTAATTTCTTTGCAGTCAGTGAATCACATTCAGGGAAACTCTCAAGTCTCAGAATGCATAAGCGGAGCGTTCACAAATAAGTATTTACTGTAACTGTAACGATTGACCGTGGTTACGGTAGATGATTATATATAACGGTTGGTCGCAGGGGTAAACCCTGTAAATAAGTAACCTTTAAGGAGGTTCGTTATGTCTTTTCCCTCAATTCAAGGTGGAAAGTATGGGTTTGAAAAGCAGACTCATGACAAGAAAAGAGCTGTCTATGGAACAACAATGGCTCTGCCAGACGGAAGAGTATACCGTTACGTTGAGAATGGTGGTACTGCAATAGGTGATGGCTTGCTGGTAGCAAGTGAGGCTCCATCAGGTGACCACGATGAAGACCTGACAATTACAACCAGTCCTGCAGTAGGTGATACAACTATCGGTATTACTTTTGCTGGCAGTACCGATGGTGCGGCAAAAAACCTTTATGCAGAGGGGTATGTATTCTTTAATGAAGATGACACAACCCCACATGAGATGTACAAGATTAAGTCTCATCCTGCTGGAGCAGCAAGTGGTACAGTAGTATTTACGATAGACGAGTCAGACGGATTCCAGACTGCTATCACAGCAGGAACGGATAAGGCAGGTCTTATTAAGAGTCCATACAAGGATGTCGTAGTTGCTCCTGCTGCCGTTGCAGGAAGATTCGTAGGTGTTACCTGTGCTGACCTGGAAGCTAATTACTTTGGTTGGGTACAGGTTGCAGGGTTAGCATCTGTTAAAATCGATGGTACTGCAGCGATGGGTACACTCGTAGGTGCAAGCTCGAACCACGCAGGACAACTTCTTGCTGTTGGTGCGGATACTACTCCTGCTCTAGGCAGAATGCAGGGCAAGGCTGGTGTGGATAACGAGTTCCACACGGTTATGCTGATGAACTTATTCTAGAGTGAATCCGCAGGAACTAGACTTATGGGTCCCGGAGGGAGTAACGCATAGCGCTACTCACGTAGTGGGGCGTAATGCTGAAACTGGTGAACCGATATACGAGTACACATTTAAGGTACACGATGAGGTGACTGGTAGAAGTCATAAGTTCCAGGTTCTTGCGGATGATACTACCTCCGCGGCTCACGTTGAGGAGATGGTAGGTAACGCAATGGAGAGTTGGCTTGTTGAGGTTAGGAGAAAACACAGCAAGCCAGCTCCTACGCCAGAACAACGCAAGGAAATTGGCAAGATATTAAACGAAATCAAAAATTATGCAGGGCGGCGCAATGACAGTAGTAACAATAAACTGTACTACTCAGGCACAAAGCGCTGAAAGGACACAAGATGACAACAGAAATTTCAATCACTGAAAACGATATAAGGGCAGCATTACAACAGAAGGTAAATCAGGTTACTAACCTTGAGTTACAGATAACTACATTTAGTAGAGTTATTGGTGAAAGAGATGAGGAAATAGCAGAACTTAAAAAACAGTTAGAGCAAGAAAAACTGGAAGAGTAATATGCCTAATGTAGGTAAGAAAAAATTCAAGTCAGTTAAAAAAGCCAAATCTTATGCCAAGAAAACTGGCAAGAAAATGGTACGCTCTAAAAGAAAATACACAGCTTAAATTGAGGTGTAGACATGGCAGTGATTCAGGGGCGTACCCGTAAGGAGATTCGCCAGTCTATAGGATATAACCTTGGTACTATCTACGTTAGTACAGCTACAGGAGGTAGTTCTTCTACTGTAGTAGATACGAGTCTGACCACTGTAATAGGTGGAGATGATGACCATATTGGCAAGTGGATTGTGTTTACGTCAGGGGCCTTGGATGGCACTATAGCCAGGATTACTGACTATGATGCATCTGAAGTGACACTTACGTTTCAACCTACCGCAGGTTCTTCTGCGTCCGGGCTTACGTATGAGTTATGGGATGGAGATTACCCCCCGGCAAGAGTCCATGACTTTATAAACCAGTCTATTACAGAAGCCACGGGCTACACTTACGACATGGTTGAAGACCAGAGTCTGCACAGTGACGGACATACCCTTAGATTCGATATCCCTTCTGGGCTATCTATGATTCAGGATATTTACTATCGTGACAAGGTAGAGTTTACGCAATTACATGGATGCAATACAGCATTCGATGAGACGGTAGATTCTGATATTACTGTATCTACGGACGGAGAAGACAAAAAGCAAGGAACTAATAGTTGTAAATTTGTAATTGCAGTAGGTGCTAGTGCAGGAGATATAGCTACTGATTCAATAACAAGTAAAGATATCAGTAAATATAACTATATTGAAGGATGGGTAAAGATAACAAGAAGCAGTGGGACTGCAACTTCTGAAGGAAATTTAAAAATACTTTTAGACAATACCGCTAGTTGCGCATCTCCTCTGGAAACTGCTAGTTTACCTGCATTAACTGATGATACCTGGACATTCTTTCGGGTAGCTTTAACCAACCCTGAGTTAAACACTGCAATTATATCTATTGGCTTGGAAATGGATGCAGACCTTGGGGCCTGTACAGTGTGGCTTGATGACATATCAGTCACACGAAACGATACAGGTTACTGGAGACAGGTGCCGCGTAATCTATGGCGTATAGATAAGCAGTCTAGGGACATAGTATTCGATGAGTACTTTGACGGCTTTGCTCCTTACTCTTTATTAAAAATAGTAGGAGG